TTGGTTCATTTTGCCACAAGATATACGCAGGAAAAGAAAGAGAGACGGACTCTCAAGTCATTATTACTACCTGGCAATCAATATACAAACTCCCCAGAAATTATTTTGAGAGATTCTCTGTTGTGGTTGGGGATGAGGCTCACCAGTTTAAATCGAAATCACTTATATCTATAATGACAAAACTTGCGGATGCTAAGTATCGTTACGGATTTACTGGAACACTTGATGGTTCACAAACACATAAGTGGGTATTAGAGGGATTATTTGGTCCATCTTATAAAATTATTAAGACAGATGAGTTAATGAAGAAAGGTCATCTTGCTACATTGGATATTAATGTGCTTCTATTGAAACACCCACCAAATAAATTTGAAAACTTTGAAGAAGAAGTTCAGTATATTATTGGACACAACCGTAGAAATAACTTTATTAAAAATCTCGCATTAGATTTGAAAGGTAATACACTAATATTATTTGCTAGAGTAGAAGGTCATGGAGAACCGTTATATAATTTAATAAATAATAATAACACTATTGAGAATCGCCAGGTATTTTTTGTACATGGTGGAGTTGATACACAAAGTAGAGAACAAGTGCGTGAAATCACTGAACGTGAAAGTAATGCTATAATAATTGCATCTTATGGAACCTTCTCCACAGGTATTAATATTAAAAACCTACATAACGTTATTTTTGCTTCTCCGTCTAAGTCTAGAATTAGAAATCTCCAATCTATCGGAAGAGTCTTAAGAAAAGGCAACAAGAAGACAAGGGCAACCTTATATGACATTGCTGATGATATCAGTTACAAATCCAGAAAAAATTATACTCTAAACCATTTAATTGAAAGGATAAAGGTCTATAATGAGGAAAACTTTAATTATGATATAGTTAACATACCTCTTAAGAGCTAATGGAAAATGAATTCTACGCATCAATAAAATTAGTTAGCGGGGAAGAATTGTTCTCATTGGTATCTGTTGAGGAAAATTGTGATAATCCTCTTATTATGCTACAAAACCCAGTAACCATGAAAATGGTTAATACCCCTGATGGTTCTATTGTAAAAGTAAAAACATGGTTGAATATACCTGGAGAAGATCCAGTAGTAATTAGATGGGATAAAGTTATAACTATCACTGAAATAAAAGAAAACGCTGTAATTTCAATATATAATAATTACCTAGAAGACGAAAGATTTGATATTACACATCTTGGAGAATGTAGAAATGATGTTAAAGGAGACTTAACACCAAAGATGGGATATATATCAACCGTGAATGAAGCCCGTAAGTACCTTGAAGATATCTATAAGATAACTGAAGATAAAAAAGAAAGCTAATTGTTCCCCTTCAACCCTTACAGAGTTATTCTACTTAGAATTAAGTACCTTGTCAAGCCATTGAAGAAATGCTATAATATCTTCAACATTAAATAATAGAAAAAACAATGTTATGGTTAAGAAGAAGTCGGAACATTATGTAAACAATAGAGAACTCCTAGAAGCATTGATTGTGTATAGAGCAAAGGTTGCTCATGCCAAAGAAAATGATTTGCCGAAACCAAGGATTACAAACTACCTTGGAGAGTGTTTTTTAAAGATTGCAACTCATTTATCATATAAACCAAATTTCGTAAACTACATGTTTAGGGAAGATATGATATCTGATGGGATAGAGAATTGTGTACAATACATACATAACTTCGACCCAGAGAAGTCAAGGAATCCTTTTGCATACTTTACTCAGATTATACATTATGCCTTTCTGAGACGAATACAGAAGGAGAAAAAGCAATTAGAGATTAAGACCAAGATTATTGAAAGAACTGGTTTCGATGAAGTAATGATGGTTGATGATACTGCTCTTGCAGGATCGAGTTCTGATTATAATACAATTAAAGATAACATTCAATACAAGTCTTCCAATAGATGAGAGTAGCAGTAATTACCGATACACATTATGGTGCTAGGAAAGGTTCCAAGCATTTGCATGATTACTTCGAAAAGTTTTATAAGGATATATTCTTTCCTACTTTAGAGAAGGAAGGTATTGAAACAGTCATTCATATGGGTGATATCTTTGATAGTCGAAAGTCTATTGATTTACAAAGCTTAGAGTGGTCCAAGAGAGTTATCTTTGAACCATTAAAGAAATATAAAGTACATGCGATTATTGGTAATCATGATTGTTATTACAAGAATACTAATATTGTAAATTCACCAGAGTTATTATTACGTAACTATCCAAATATAAATGTTTATTCAGAACCAACAGAAATTAAGGTAGGTAAGATAAAGATTGTTATGCTACCTTGGATTAATTCTGAGAACTTTGATGATACTTCTAGTTTAATTAAAAAGACCAAAGCAAAGATTGCTATGGGACACCTTGAACTGAATGGGTTTAGGGCAACTCGTGGACATATGATGGAGACGGGTATGGATGTTAGGATCTTTGATAAATTTGAAAAGGTTTATTCAGGTCACTTCCATACCCGTTCTAATGATGGAAAGATATTCTATCTTGGTAATCCTTATGAGATGTTTTGGAATGATGTAAATGACCCTAGAGGGTTTCATATATTTGATACAGAAACTTTAGAACAGACTCCTGTAAATAATCCATACAGACTGTTTTATAATATTTGGTATGAAGATGAAAATTATAAGTTGTTTAATGCTACTGAATATAAAGATAAGATTGTAAAGGTTATAGTTAAAAAGAAAACTGACCAAAAATCATTTGAAAAGTTTATTGATAAGTTATATGCTGTTGGTGTACAAGAATTAAAGATAATAGAGAATTTTAATATTGAAGAGAGTGAAAATTTTGAAGTAGAGGAAACCGAAAATACTATCTCAATTCTAAATAGATATATCGATGAATCTGAAATTGAATGCGACAAGTCAATTATCAAAGGAATCTTACAAAAAATATATTCACAAGCATGTGAAGTAGAGTAATGTTTCTCCTCACACTTAAAGATAGAAAGGATGACGGTGCCTTTGCTGTCGAAGATGACAGTGGAGATAAGGTTTTATTTTTATTTGAAGAAGAGGCTGATGCTGAAAGATACGCTATGATGTTGAATGATAATGAAGGTTCTGAAATGATAGTAATAGATGTTGACGGAAAGCTTGCCATAAGGACGTGTAAGATGTATAATTATAAGTATGCTGTGATTACCCCCAACGACATTGTGATTCCTCCTAGATCATCTAATGATAACCTTCCAAAAGATTAGATGGAAAAACCTTTTGTCAACTGGGGATCAGTTTACAGAAGTTGATTTTCGTGAACATCATACCAATTTAATTGTGGGTACAAATGGTGCTGGTAAGTCCACCATTTTAGATGCCCTTACATTTGCGTTATTTAATAAACCATTTCGTAAGATTAATAAAGCACAACTAATCAATGCAACCAATGAAAGGGAATGTATGGTTGAGGTTGAGTTTTCTATTAATAGCAGAGATTATATAATTCGTAGAGGTATTAAACCTAATGTATTTGACATTGAGGTTAATGGAACACCTTTGAATAAAGAAGCAGATGATCGTTCTATGCAACGTATTCTGGAAGAGACTATTTTAAAATTAAATTACAAATCATTTACTCAAATTGTAATCTTGGGTAGTAGCACCTTTGTACCTTTCATGCAATTGACTGGTGCTAATCGTAGAGATGTTATTGAGGATTTATTAGATATTAGAATTTTCTCTGCGATGAATAGTATTATTAGGGAAGATCTTAAAGAGAAAAGACAACAAATTAAATCTTTGGACTTAAAGAAAGAGAATGTATCAGATAAACTTCAAATGCAGAAGAAGTTTATTGGAGAGATTGAGAAGCAAAGTTATGAGCAAATAGATGTTAATAAGGATAAAATAAAAGTATTGGGTATAGAAAATGATACCCATATAGAGCATAATGATTTAATAGAATCTAATGTTGAGGATGTTATTAAGAAGCAAGAAGAATTTACAGATGCCTGTAATAAGTTAGTGAAACTTAATAATCTTAAAGGTAAGTTATCTCAAAAGGTAGCGTCTATTACGAAAGAACATAAGTTCTTCACACAAAATACAGTTTGCCCCACATGTGATCAAAATATAGAAGAAGAGTTTCGTTTAAATAGAATTGCTGACGTTCAAATTAAAGCAAGGGAGCTAAAAAAGGGTTATAACGAACTCGAAGAAAGCATCAAAACGGAACAGGAAAGAGAACGTCAGTTCAACCAATTATCTAAGGAGATTACTAAACTCAACAATGACATTTCTCAAAACAATACTAGAATCAGTGTTAATCAGAAACAAATCAGACAACTTGAAAATGAAGTTCAAACTATTACC